ACAAACGCCAATGAGTCACCATCACCTATATCAAAGTCAGCAGATTGTATAAACACATTGTCCATTGGCTCAGTGTCATCGTTAAAACCTAATTCGTGGTTGTATAAATAGTAAGAACTTGACGATACACCAGTGGCTTGTGGAGTGTTTTGTATGCCACCATCGATCCAAGCATGTCTTACCAATGAGCCAATTGACCATGAGTTTTCTTCGTAATTGTATATGGCGTATCTTGAAATTTCTCTTGTGTCATCATCAATGGATGGATAAAAGAACCAAACTTCTGAAAACTCTGAGTTTAAAGCTACATGACATTTGTAAGCCTGAGATAGGTCAAGGTCTTCAAACACATATTCTTGAACTGTGCATGGTAGTTTTTGTACAGCACCATTGTAGAAGTAAAATCCTTGTTTACTCATGAAAAATACACCACTAGGTGCATTAACAAAGGCTTTAGGTCCTAGTAATCCTGCTCCTTCATTAATTAAATTGACCGAAAAAACCAATGGAGCACCAATAAAACGCATACTGTAAATACTGGTATCAGTCCAAATGAGAACCTCTTGTCTTGCTTTTAGACCACCTACAATCTGTGAACCACTTGACAAACGCAACGATCCTGCTGAATTAGTATTGGTAGGGTTCCAATCAATTGCACTTTCTGAATCAGAAAAAGCAACTAACATAGGATCAACCACACCAGTTCGATTGCCACCTGTAATAGGATCAGCACCTAAAACAATGGCATGTCTGTCTGTTTCAGAAACCAAGACTTGTAAGGCTACTGTAGGAGCTTTGTCTGCTCCTGATATATCTGATAAAGCCACAGCCCTAGTAGTCAAACCATTATTTTCTGTCCATAAATACACACCACCACCACGAACATTAATTAACAGGTTTTCACCAAAGTTATCGTGTGACCATAAACGCAATTGATTGGTAATACTTAAAGTATTTTCAGCACTCCATGTGCCTGCACTCCAAGCTCCTGAACCCCAACCAGTGTTTTGCACATAGTCATCTAAGCCAACATTAATTTGATATAACCCATCTACACCTGATCCACCATTGCCTGAATCACTTGCATTTGCTGTAGCTGATGCCACAAAAGTGTAAGTATTGGCTGTGGGCACAGTGACAATTTGATGTTCTGTGTTTAAGACTGATGCTGTAATTAAACCACCTAAAGAAACTGCTCCACTAATAGTAACAAAATCACCAATAACAGCACCATGACTGGAATCAGTAGCAGTGATAGTGGCAGAACCATTGGTTGCACTAAAAGTTATTGAATTGGTACTGGTTTTTCTGATAGGAGTAATGTCATTAAAAACACTACCTCTTTCTATGTAATATTTAAGAGTGGTTCCTAAACCAAGATATTTGGTACCACCAAGACTGATCCATTGATGTAAAGCTCTAGCTATGCCTAAAAAAGCATCAGAACTAGCTTTTAACCAACCACCAATCTTTTCAGGTCGATTTTTTCTAAAACGAATGAAATTAGCATCAACATAACCACCCTCTTCTGAGTAATCAGTCTCTTCTTTGTTGATTCCTGCTTTGAAATTAAATTTTGCTAAAGGCATAAGTAAACTCTTTTATTGTCATAAAAGTTTACCATAAACTTTAAAATTTACGCCAAACGAATAATCGCACCAGTTGCAGTCGCACTAGGGAAAACCACAGTGAAATCGCCTGCTGTGCTAGTTTTATCTCCACCAAAGTCAATTGCACAAATTGCTTTATTACCATTGGTAGTGTTATACAGTAAACAACCTCTAGCTGTAACTGTAGCTGTACCAAAAGTTAAATCTGCAAAATCACACACAGCAGTAGTTCCTGACAACGCAGGAGTAACATTGGTTAATGCTGATCCACCTGAACTGTAATTAGTTCCTGTAGCTTGTCCTGTAGTTACAAATACAGTAGTACCTGCTCCCAAAGTTGCTGATGATGTGTAGAGTGCTAACTTAATAGAATCTGCACCATTGGTTAAATTATGTCCTTCGACAAGTATTTGTTGTTTAAAACTTGAACATATTGCTGATGTAATTGCCATTTATAGCTCCTTTATAATCTTAGCCATGTCTTCATGACCTTGTTTAACTAATAAACCAACCATAGTAACCTTTTTAGATTCTATCGCACTGTTTATATTAGCTAAGATTATACTATAAATATGATTTTTGAAAGCCTCAGCTTGCAACCTAACATGTTCAGGTGCATTTTCTGATATGCCTAAGATTTTTTCAGTGGTTTGCTTTGCCCAAAATTCAGGATCATGACCTTTATTCTCTGTGGTATGAACTTCTACTTTGCCTAATTGTATAAAACTTTCTGACATTATCCTTTGTAAGGCTCAGGTGGTAATTCATGTTCTTGCAAGGTAAAACCATCTTTTGCTAATTGATTATCTATTTCATCATGTGGTTTTATAATCCACTTGTTGCCATGAATAACAGTTAAAAAAGGTTTTTCTAAACGATGATAGCCATAGAGCTTTTCTGTAGGTGGCACATCAGCATCTAAGACTGTTGATCTAGGGCTAACACCAACTGTGATGCCATGATCCATCATTTTAGATAGCCAAAATTCAACACAAGCTCTGCCTGCTTCTGCAAAATGTAAATCGTTTCTATAAGAAAAATCTATGCCAAATAGATCAATAGACTCTACTTCATTCCACATAGCAAAGCCTAAAGCGTAAGCAACTGTGTTGTTAAAGTAAGCACACTGAGTAGCATTAGCAACTTCTTCTATAGGAAACAAAGTGGCTTTTGGTACTCTTTGATCTAATTCACAGGTGTAAACAGGTATTTTAAGCTCAGGTAACATCTTACGCATAACCAAAGTTTGTTTGCCTGCATCATCACTGTCTAAGAATCGACTAGCAGGGTCCATCATAAACAAACGATCTAAGTTAAAAACACTACAAGCTGAGTTTATACCCCAAACTTCATCCCATTCTTTACCATTTTCTTTGCCAATCACATAATCTATTTGTGATATGCCAAGACCTAACAAGGCAACTCTCTTGCCCTTGAGCGATTTAATTGGTTTCATTACGATACTACTGAGCGTAGGCTATCGTATCTGTATTCGTCTCTAGTATCTCTACCTTCTGATAAGTTTTTCATTCTCATGATTGCCTCTTTGAATCTTGCTTCAAACTGAGCAATGACATCAGGAGTCTCTTTAAGAAAAATTGCACCTTCAACTAAACTTCCATAAAGTAAAGCATCAGGATAATCTGTACTAAGAACTGTCGTTCCACTGTCACTACCACTTGTTAAAGAAGATGGTTTATATAAGTAATGTAATTCTACTGTATAAATTGCATCAGGTACAGGTGCAAGAGAAAAAGACTCTTGACTAAAAATTGAGTAATATTTGGGTTGACCTGTAACAGTTGTTGTTGGGCTGTACTCTTTTAAGAAAGAAGCGTGTTTTAGATCAAGATAAGTGTAAGTATTGCTTGATACAATAGCTAGACTCATAGGAGCCAAAAAATCACTAGGACAAGCTAAAAATCTTGTATCAGCAGTAGTTTGACCTTGCACATTCTTTCTTTGTTCAGGTAATTCAACAAATTTTAATATTCTATCTTCTGCTTCTTTAATAAAAGTAGGTAAATTATTGGTAAAAGTAGTTTCAGAAGATTCTAAATAATCTCCTATTGCTGTCTTTAATGTTGCGTATGTAAAACTCATGATGTTGTAATAGTAACAGAACCTACACCACAGGCTACTTCAAAAGTTGTTAATTGTGTGCCTAACTTACCTAAGCCAACATTGGTGTAGACAGTAAAAAAATTGTTATCGTCTGCTGTATCAGGTCTTGGGTCTTGTAATGCTTGAGGATCAGTGGCTACATTTCTTGGTTCTATTTGTGGATGTTTGGGATCAAACTGGTCAGGTCCTACCAAAAGACCATTCCATGTTTTTTTCATGTCTATTAATTTGTAACGAAAACCAGTTACATCACAAATTCCATAAGCATTTTTATTACTGGCAAATGCACTCATTAGGCTGAATTATAACTCCTTAGATCAGGGCTAACACGAAACGAAGCTCTTTCTTCATCTTGATTCATGGCTCGCAAAAACTCTTCTTCATACAACTGTTTTAACATGGGTGTTCTTTCAGGTGCTTTTTTAAGAGATATGTAATATGCAAGACCTGCCGCTAAACATGGATAGAACCTATAAGGCATATCCATAGTATTAGCACCTACATCAGCATCATCCATGCGTGTAAGAACATTCATGTACACAGTATATGTTGCAGACTTATCAGGTGTTGGGTAAACACTAATGGTTGGAGATAGTTGTTTGTCTATAACAAACTGATTGGGCTTACCTGTTTGTGCTTTGTTAGGTATAGCTGAGTATTGTGAACGACTAATTCTAGCCATAGCAATGTCAGTTACATCAGAGCCAATGGTTTCTCTGACAAAAGCATCTAAAACATCAATGGGTGCAGTGCTATTAGTAGTGTCTATGTTGTAAGAAGTTGTATCTGTAACCATAGCCACAGTCTTTTGGGTTATAGTCCACTGGTTTAATCCTCTGTTAGCCCATTCTGCTAACAGAAGATTAAGACTTCTTTGTGCTGTTTTAAGATCGTAACCTGTGCGAAGCTCTAAACCACATCGTTCAAATGCTTCTTCTACAA